ATCGAATGAGCCATCTCCAGAGGTCTTAATCAAAGCAGTACCGCTATTATCTGACCAGTTCTGTTCTCTCTTGACGTGCTCCAGAATGTCAACAGGGGATTGAATCAGGTTTGCGGCTGTTTTACGTCCGCCCCAAGTGTCAGAAAATTTTCTCCCGCTCCATCTTGTAAATATTTGACTTTCAATAGAAACGGCCTTTTTCAGACATAATGCTATTTCGTAAATCCTTAAAATATGAAAACCATGTAAAATGTCATAATAATCAAATGCCATTTTCCTGTATAATGAAAGTACGAATTCATAAACTAAGCCGATATTGCCTTTATTAATTCCGGTAATTTCAAAATTTTGGTATCCGTTTATTTTTCTTAGTGCTTCATTTTCATAAACGGTCTTTACCAGAAAATTTTTATTTCCTGTACTTGTTTCAGGTGAATAATAGAAATCCGGGATACAGTCAATAACGCTATACGCATAAGGTGGGTTATCAGGATATCTTTTATCAAGATAATGCTCTCCAATTTCAAAAAATTGGTTTGCTTTATACATAAAACCCCGCCAGTGCAATCTTGCGGCAATTTCGGATCCTTTTCCACACCCAAGAGGATCGCACATAGATTCCATTTTTACGAGAACATAAATATTGTCGAAGTCAATTCCATCAGGTATATCCGGCAAATTAAACCCTATTGCCATAACAGTACTTGGCTTAGGATCAGCATAATAATAAGAGTAATCAAATCCAATTGCGGCCCTTGTGTCTGGGTTTCTATCTGTTATCAAGGTAGGGTCCCATACATCCGGCGACATATCCCGCACACTTATGGCGTTATCGATAGATGGAAAATTCCCCTTATACCAAATACCATCAACCAACTTTGTATAGCCTTCATAGCCATAGTATGAAAATCTGTTTTCATCACCATACAACCTAACATTTTTAACAGGGATCAATTGAAATGTATCAAGCTTTCCAACCTGAGAAGATATTCCAGAATCAATTTTGAGTATGTTGCTATCACCCAAAAAAGCCGAATATCCGAATTGGTTCAGAAATGTATACTTTTTATCATAAGCATAAAGCATCGGGTTTATTATGCTGTTTCCGTTTTCATCAATTGGCCCAATACTGCTTTTATCATCAAAGGCATATTCCTGCCGCATTCGGAAAAATTCAACCCATGATCTACCATCTTGAGAGCTATCTTCATTGGATAGTTCTGTTTCTAAATAATCCCTTATTGTAAAAATGATTTCGCCAGTTTGCGGATTCTCTAAACTTGTAACCTTTCTTACTTGACCGCTTCCTTTTCCTCTTACAACCCTTACATACAAGTTTGTCATATCTGTAATTGGGGTAAAGGTCACTACCCAAGCCACAAGATAAGCCCTGAATTTTAATGGGTTATAATCCGCTTCATCTTCATCGTTATAGACTTTTGAAATAGGGAAAATAGATGTAACTGGAGTAACATCTTCAGGGTTTAAGTTCATCAAATCAATATTTCTAAGAATAGTTTCGGAATTTATTGATTTAATGCACTTTGCAAATGCTCCTGAGGTGATATTCCCATTAGAATCAAGTGTAGGATTGAAAGTCCCGAAAGTTATCGGTGCGATAGCATCTTGATTTAATACTGTTGCAATGTTTCGGTTCCGCTTATACGCAAAGCTGGACTTTGCAATAATCTTCAGTTCTCCGATTGTCTCAGATACATCCTCAATGGTTCCTGTAAAGACTACATCACTACTTGTCGCATCTGAATCCGCATCAGTGCCGATAAATTCACGAATGAGCAGTTTCAGCCCTGATAGATGTATTGAGAGCTTTTTCAACCTTAATAGAAACTGATTCGTATTTTTAATACTGATTGTCACATTGTTAATCTGGACAGGAGAACCACCGTTCTCAAAATTGCCAGATTCTTTTATCTCGCCAATCCCATTTTTTAGCAGAATGTTTTCAGCATAGGCTTTAGTTGTTCCGGTCAATGGTGCTTCTGTCCATCTCAGTTCAGCATTACCGCCAGATACCGAATACAAGCCGAGTTCTGGCCTTGAAGTCATCGGCTTGTCAACAAGAATCTCGACTGCTTGTATAATGTTATCTGCCATTATGCCACCGCCTTCATCCAAAATTTTAGCGGTATTCTGAATTGATCATACTCTATGTGCCGAATCTCAATGGATGACTGAATTAATTTACTTGTATAGTTTCCTGATGCTCCGTTTTCAGCACCGTACAAAAAGTGATTGTCTGGTGCAACTATTGACACATCGTTATTGCGTACCGTGCCTGTTAAATGGTCAATCAGTGCCGCCGCTTTGCTATGGTTTGCCCAGAGTTCAAACTCTGTTTCGTATTGGTTGTGTGCTATGTCCAGAGCGTTTACAGCACCGGAAAGAGTAAGATCCTGTCTCAGTCCGTATTTTGATATTGGCTTTATTCCGTCTTGGGGATACATCAGGCCGTCAACTGTTCCTATCTGCAAGTCTCCCTGATCAACCTGAACTGGTATTGCATACTGTGGAGCTGAAACCATAACCATTTCAACTTCGTTGCCAAAGTACAACCAAGGGTTGTCAAGTACTCCGGTTGGCATACGGTTAAGTATTCGGCATTCAAAGTTTCCTACATCCCCCTTATCGGGGCCGAATGGGAAAAAGCCTGTTTCTGAAGCACCTAACTCAATGGTAATGTCTGTATTCCGGCCTTTTGTCGAATCAAGCAGAAAATCAACAAGGTCAGCCTGCATTGCTTTGCTGAATAAGAATCTTGGTATCTTACAAGTGCGGTAATCGTATGTAGTCTGCCCCTTGCCGTTGTCCCATCCGTCCCATCCGTTTGCTGTTTCTACCCAATTGATAGGCATGTGGACAATAGAGGTATAGCCGTACTCCGGTGTAGTTATTTCAACGCTTGATCCATTGGCTGATAAGATCATGTCATCATCCCATATCTGCTCATAATATCTCTGATTGCGCTATCATACTCACCGCTCCGAATCTTTGATCTTGTCGCTTCGACAAGCCCGCCTGATTGATCATAAACTTGAATGGTGATATTACTACCACCCTGCGGTCCATTAATATTGGGTGAGCTTATGGGAGTAACCTGAACACGCTCAACTCCTCCGGGATTGTCACCAACTATAATAGGTGTCGGCCCTCTGGTTATGAAATCGCCACCAAGGGCAAATCTGGCCGCCTTGATCTGTGCGATATTTGCCAGACCTGCGGCAACGGCAGCAGCGGCGGCGGCAACACCAAGTGCAGGCCCGACATAAGGAATGCCAGCCATTGCCTTATATGATGACTGTGCGCTCGAATAGGTATCCCAGATAGTTTGTGCAATCGCTATAGCTTTGTAAACCCCTGCAAACTGTTTCCATTGGGTTGCAACGTCTCTGAGGTTGCCTATCATTGCCTGAGTCTGGTTCCGGCTTGCCTCAAGCTGCCTCTTTGTCACCGCATCGGTTATGTTCTTCCGTTCTTCAGCATAGGCTTTGTCAATGTTTGCAAGTGCCGTAACATTGCCCTCATAGCCTGCTTTCATGCGTTCATACTTCACATCAAGCAGGGCAAGCTCTTTCTCTGTGCCATCTGCCATTAGAGCAATGCGAACATCCTGAAGGACTTGTTCAGATGTCAGTATCTGCTTATCTGCATTCTGCTTTGCCTCAAACCTTATACGAGCATCCTCATAAGCCCAATTCCGAGATGCTTCACTTATCTTGGTTGTAAACTCAAACATCTCACGGGCATTCTCAGAGGCTTCTTGAGACATGCGCTTATAAGCATCGATACCGTGGTCTTTTTTATCTCCTGATCCACTGAAGTCAGTAACCATTTCATCAGTTCCACCCGTGTCACTTGGTTTCTCCAATTCAGCTTTTTTGGCTCGCAACTCTTCAAGGGATTTTGTCACTCCTTCAATGGATTTCTGTATCTCTTCTTTTGATCCAGCGGCATAGAAAATTTTCTTCCACCAATTACGCTTTTCGGGGCTAATAAGAGCCGATAAAACCTGTTCCTGTTTTGCTATCTGCTCGTTTATGTCACTTGTAAAAATGTCCTTGAATTTTGAAGCCACCAGTGCCGCCGTGTCTGCAAGTTTGGTAAGCGCCGGAGCAATACCAACAACAATCTCAGCCTTTGCAACTGCCATCGATGTTTTAAACCTGCTCATTGCATCATCGAGATTATCCAGTTTTGCAACGGTATCGGTTGATAATATTTGACCAAACTTCTCAGCCGCATCAAGCTGTTCAAGAATTGCCTCTTTGCCTTGTGAGAGAATCGGGAGGAGCTCTTGTCCGCCCCTGCCTAACAACTTTTGAGCAAGTGCCGCACGTTCGGTTTTATTGCTCACATCGGCAAGAGCTAAGACTGTCTCCTTAAAAAGCACTTCAGTGGCCTTGAGATTGCCATTTGAATCTTTTACACCAACATTTAAAGCGGCAAAGGCTTTTGTATACTCGTTTGTTCCCTGCAATGACTCATAGGCATTCTTGCTTATCTGCTGGATGCCTTTAGAAAGCACCTCTGCTGTAGTTCCGTTCTGCGTTGCTACATAGTTCCACCTCTGAGCCTCTTCAGTGGAAAACTGCATCATCTTTGCAGTACGGTCTAATTGGTCTGCAAGGTTTACTGACTCATTTACAAAAGATGTTATGCCACGCACAGCCGCAAGAGAAGCACCCACGGCAAAGGCCGCCCCAAGAGCAACCTTCATTTTACTTGCCGTTTGTGCCAGTTGCCGAGTATTAAGCTCTGAGGTTTTCAAAACCCCTGTAAGCTCATCCCGTGCTTTTAGTACGACCTCAAGAACTGCAGCCATTCTTAATCTGCTCCATCTCGTACTTGTTCCAGAAATACTCTGCTACTGTTATTGCATGAAGTAAAGCTATCGGCTGTTTCAGCATTGCCATAGTACCGTCTGGGTAAACTCCATATTTGCGGTATCGGGTAAGGTGAGGAAGTAAACGAACCACGGAGGAATCCCGTGCAAGCGCATGGGGGCAACGATACATCAGGATTCTGTTTGTTCCGTGGCACGTTTTGCATTTTGGATTTTTCCCCCAACAGATAAAGCATTCATCTATGTACCATACTGGTTTTTTCTTCGGTGTCGGTCTTACACAGCCGTGCCGTTTTTTCTTTTCCTTGTCGCAAGCCCAACATTTAAAATTCCCGGGTCCTCGTTTAAACAGCACGACTATTGCCGCAATCAGTTTTTTAAATCTGCCTGATTCGTTCCGGTTAATTCTGGTATTGCAGACTCGACAAACTTGATCATTTCGACAAGAGCCCCACCAATAAAGCATTTTGCCGGGTTGTCTTTTGGAAACTCAGGTAAATTTTTTCCTTCCCATCCAACAAGAAAAAGGTTGATCAGCTCACGCCCATACTGTTTGTATTCTTTCTGTGTCAACTTTTTTTTGACAACGCTTTCAGTAAGTGATATAAACTGATCCTCAATCTCTTCGGTACAGTACCGGAAGGAGTATTTAACTCCGTCCTTTTCCTTTACCAACGGTTTGCTTGCATCAATCGGTATCATGTTTGCCCCCATGAATTAAATGTTAAGCCGCAACAACGGTATCTGCCTGTATTGTGAAATCGTTGTCAACACAAATACCGCTCAGATCAAAAGTTTCAATTCCATTCTCATCACTGTCCTGAGGCGGTTCATCAATCTGAGCTTTGGTTGTTGAAACTGTCCACTTATTCGGTGCAGTTCCCCAAGCAACTGATATTTCTCCGGTAGTTCCGGCATGGAACGTGGTCACCGGATTTGCAGAAGTGTCTTTGTATACCTTTGCTTTCCATGTAATCAGGCGCTTTGAGATGTAAGACTGTCCAAGGCCGGTTGTTGCTGTCTGCGGTTCGGCGGTCACGGTAACTTCCTGTCCGAAATCAAATTCAAGACTGATCAGGTCATAGTCAGTATCATCGAAAAAGTTGATTGTCGATCCTACAAGTGAGGGACAGACAATTGCGGACGGTGTGATTGACACCTGAGTTGCCACCGCATCTTCAGCATTCAGTATGCCCTTGCCGTCAAAGTTGAACAGGGCAACACCGGAATTGAAATCAAGGGTTATTTTCCCATTACCCATGACATTGGCAATTTTCCGCACCAGAGAACCGCTTGTGTCAGCGTTCCCAGAGTATCCCCAGACTGTTAGGTCTTTCCATTCGCTCTGCTTGTTCGAGGGAGTGTATTTCGCTCTGTCTTTCGATGTATCATCATCAGTATCGCTCAGAGTTTCTTTGAATCCGCACGCCTTAATTGCTGATGCAATTGCGCCAAAACTGGCTTCAGCATTGCCCGTGCGGAAAGGATAGACCATTGACACACTTGCCTCACGAGGCCCGATAATCGACCGTTGCTGAGAGAATCCACCGCTTACCAGAGCCATTTTTCGCACTCTGGTTCCAATGGTGAGTTTCGGGCTTTCAACTTCGGCCGCATTGGTATTGTCAAGACTTGTCTCAGCGGTACCAAAGGTCGACTGCTCTTTGACTAAGACCTGTGATAATGCCAGCACTTGCTTTGCCATAATATTTATCCTCCGAGGTATGGATTTGTCGCATTAATAAAGGCCGTAACTTCTATTGTCAAATAGATTACATATTCCAACGCCTCTGTGTCTGCATCGAAATAATAGCCGTAATTTATTACATTGGTATTTGTCGCATTGCCGCCCCGTGTCCGGTCTGCCATAATCAGCTTGATCAGGTCTGCCGCTATGTTATCGGTCAGCTCTGTGATGGGGGTAACATCCGCCCCCTCTTCATAATCATCGTTGATAGTGTCCTCACGAAGCTCTATCTGATAGTAAAGTTTGTTATGATTTTTATTGTAAACATTCTGCTGTGATCCGGTCTGGATCTCAGTCCACGGGCCACATATTTCTATGTAAGGATACCGACCAGCAACCCGTAATCGCCGTCTCTGGCGTTCGGCTGTGATTGTGTGCTCCACCCCGTTATATGTGATAGCCTGCCCGTTTAGAACAGTTTTTAGGTTGGCAGAGATAAGAGCCACTTTACAATCGCTCATAAGCCACCTTGCCCTTTTCTATTTTCTCTACCGCTTTAGCAATTGCCTTTTCTCCCCGTTTCATTGCAGAAGGCAGGCGCATTTTCCAAGCTCCCTCAAAGTCAAATTGCTTAGGAATATCGACAGATTTTACTCCAACAAATAGCAGTTTTCTGTCAAGGTTGTGCTTATGTCTGATTTCGTGAGAACCGCTTGATTCCGGAGTGTTCCCAAAGTACAGTAGGCGACCGTGAAACAATACTGGTGCCTGTAATTCCCCGCTGTCAAGCATCCTCTTGAACAGCTTGATAAAAGACCTTTTGCCGCTTCCGCCGTATCTGCCAAAAAGGGAAACACTCATCAGGTTTTTATAATTCGGTATTATCAACCAGTCAGAATTTTTCGGGGTTATAGTAGCCCCGTTTCCAAGTGCCTCAAGGTATGGCATCTTCTTTCTGCGCTCATCCCTGATACCCATTCTGAGTCTCATACTACCGAGATTATTTTCATTCTCAACATGTCCACCAAAAGCACGGGCAACAAACTCAGACCAGTATCCGGTACGGTAATGCCTTTGTTTTGCCTTCAGATATTTTGTGAACTTACCGTTTTTACCCACAAAAGAATTGCGCTCCCGAATCAGCCAGCTACGCACTGCGGCTGTGAAGACCTTCGGAGCGGTCTTGAACATCTGTTCAATTTCCTCAGGTGTATTCGTCTGTATGCTGTTCATACGTTCAATCCCAAATGCCAAGATCCAAGATCTTGATCAATGATAGCCGCAACTCGCATGGTGGTTGCGCTTCCCCCTATTTTTACCGGAAGCCTTACTGAGTCAGCTTTTTCGGTTACGCTTGTTATTGTCTGTCTTGATATTCGTATTTCCACATCATACTTGATCTGCGCTGAGCCTGCCGCCCTGTCTCCACGCTGTCCGCTCTGCTTCATTCCGTTACGATAAACAAAAGCCCGTATTTCATGCTCTGTACCGCTCTGGATGTAAACAATGTCCTCTCCGAAGAAATCATCTTCCAACATTGCCTCAAATTCAGCTTGTAAATCTGCGGCTGTTGTCATTTCGGAGCTGTCCTCACTAACAGGGTGTCAATCTTCCAGTCAATACGCTCAAGGCGTTCCACCTTCTTTGCAACTGACTGAATATCCTTTTCAACTGAGGTAATCCGGTTTTCCTGAGTAAGAGCCACCGAGACTATTACTCCGGCAGATCCAAGCACCCCAATTACTGCAAGGACGGTAGTCAAGAGATTAGGTCTCTTGACATACCGCTCCTCACAAGTTTTCTCCTGCTGTTTTATCAGGTCAGCATAGTTCATTTATTAATTGCCGACAGCATCAAACTCAAGGATCTGCGGAGTCTGTGTTTCCACGTCAGCCGCAACAGCTTCTGCGTATACATTCGGGTCTGCATCGGTTTCACTGGCAGATGCGATGAAAATTGCTCTCTGGTTCGCGTGTCCACCTGTGATCCCGTTCACTTTAAAAGTTGACCATGCAATTAGAATTTCTGCATCATAGTCTCCAGCGTCGGAAACCAGCCCACCGCGGAGGTTTCCATAGCTGAACCTGAATCTGTCTCCATTGTCTTTTACAACAATGTTGACCGGCCCTTCAGTAGTGCATCGCTCGCAGTAGCAACGGATAGCCTGACCCGTAACAACGTTATCAATGTCGATGGAGTTTCCACCTTTTGAATTGAAATCGATGTCATCCAGGTAAACATTGACCTTTGCGGTTGCACCAGTGTTGATGATCTGAATACCAATCTGAGTATTGTCATCATCGTGATTGATGTTCAGGTTTTTCATTGTCAGAGATTTGCTTCCATTTGTAGCGCCAAACACTGTCTTAAAACAATAGTCAGCGCCTTCAGCACCGTTGATATTTACCTCTCCAAGACCTCTGATTTTGGTACCGCTTACGGTAATATTAATTTCATCAGCGGTATAATCACCAGACTCAAGGAGTATTGTTTTTCTGGTTGAACTTTCAACCGACACGGCTTTTGCAATAGTCTTATAAGGGCGATTCTTTGAACCATCACCGTATGTATCATCGCCATTCGGGGAGACGTAAATATTGACAAGTTCAGGGAAAGCAGTTTCATAAGCATTGATTTCAACATCAACCAGGACTGTTCCGGTTGCGTTTCCAGTTCCAGCACCCTGTGAAGTTCCGAGGAAAAAACCAGTTGTCGGTGCGGTAGGCTGAATCACACCGCTTGTTGCATCATAAAAAACTTTGTCTCCCTTGGCAATCGTCACACCGTTTTTAACGATAAATCCAAAGACACCGGCCCGCTTGTACCCGATAGCAACATTAGCCGCCGCCGATGCCATTGGGACAAGTACCCCAAGACCGATTACATATATCGGAGTCCACGCTGTTACGATGGCATTGTGAGCATAAGTTATTATACCGCCATCAATTCCTCTGTCGATACATTTTCCGACCATTTTAAAAGCTCCTTCTTTTGATTGTTTGCTGTTGTTAATTATTGGTTAATGTGAAACGGAAAGCCGGATTGCTCCGGCTTATGTTATCCGCCCGCACTTGCGCCATCGTTGTAAATAATGCCACGGTACTCAGGAACACCGATACCCCAATCAAAGGAGATCTCCCATGTGAAGCCCTGAGCATCACCGACTCTGCTCTCTTCACTTCTGAGCATCGGGGTGCGCTGACCCTGTAAGAAAGCTACAACGAAGTGTTCCATCTGCATTGGATCTGCGGCCAGATACCATGCATTTGCTTTGCCTGCGGCTGTAAGAAGAGCCTGCAAGTAAGCATCGAACACAGGTATAATCCTTCCGCCTGCATACGGGTTGTTGACACCGGCAATGCCCTTGCTGTTGTCAAACGGGGTATTCAGCAACTGAGCAACGGTCAGCTTGTTTGCTGTTCCAGTGATCAGGTACTTTGCCTGCACATTGGCATACTGTGTAACGCTGTCGGGTTCTGGTTTCAGCAGGGGCATTTCCATCAGCTTGCGCTCTGCGGCAGCAAGACTCGTAACCGAAGGAACACCGGAAGTAGGTATCAGGTTGCTGTGTGCGTTATCAAAAAGAGCAACAGAATCTTCGTTCATCACAGGGCCGACCAGTGAATTGTAAGTCAGCTTGTCGTAAACGTCTTTGTTGATCCGGCGAGCGATCGCCTGAACCATTGCCTGCGGTACTCTGACAATTGCTCTGAGGTCATCGTTGACCATTGCCTGTCTGCTGATATTGAAAATGTTACCTTTCGTATCAACGGAGACAGTCTCATATTTGTCGGAGAGCTTTTTGTTTTTAAACGGGGTTCCTTCAGGGAGATCGTCAATGTCACCGAAATTTGACATCTTAATGAGCTTCTGAGCTTTGAAGTCAGGGACTTCCATTGTGTCGCACCACTGATTGTACGTCACCGGAGCCTCTTCATACTTTTTCAGCATGTTCTTGTTTGTCAGGTCGCCAAGAATTGCCGGAAGGTCGCTTGATCCGGTTCCCGCCATCCTTATTGTCGTAGTGACAAGCTGTTCAGCATTCATGCCGATAGCGTCAACACCGTGTCTCTGAAGATCCCTTCTCATAAGCCCGTGCAGGCTGTTAATCTGAACGTCTTTCTTGGTCTCTGCGATAACGGCAGGGTCTTTCTCAATACCTGCCATTACTGCCAGAGAGTTTACGGCATGTGCCCGGAATTTCTCCGTTTCGTCTTTTGTCAGGGATACCGCCGGACTTTGAGGTTGTGCCGGAGGCAGAGATTTCATCTTCTTTATCTCATCAGCTATCTCACTGGAAAGCTGGTCAACTGATTTGCCGGTATCAACCATTTTCTGGATAACATCATCAGCAAGGTTTGAAGCCCTGCAAATCGTCTGGATGTTGGAAATCCGGTTACGCTCTGCCATCTGTGCTTCGGCTCTTTCCTTTTTTACTGCACAGTCAAAGCATCTTTCCTGTCCTTCGGGGATCTCTTTCCCGCAGTCTTTACACTTATTCATTGGCTCCTCCTTTTTCGGGGGTTGAGACCCCGCAGGTATTTTGTTTGTGAATATTTTCTTTCTGAAATTTACAGGTACAGCAATTGCGGTATTTGTCTCGGGTTCCTCAACTTCTACCGCTTCAATAACCTCATCAATGAATCCCCACTCTTTGGCCTCTTCTGCGGTCATATAAGTGGTTTCATCCATAAGGTCAGAAATGTCTTTTTCGGAAAGGTCTTTTGCGTGTGTCTGGTATGCTTCAACTGCACTCTTTTTGAGCTTGTCAAGCACATCAGCTTCTTTTCTCAGGTCATTGGCCTCGCCACACATGCAAACTGCCGGATTGTGAATCATCAACATTGCATTAGCGTGCATCTTAATTGTTTTGCCAGCCATTGCAATCACTGAAGCGATTGAAGCGGCTATGCCGTCAATAATGACATTGATTTCAGCCTTGGAATCTTTGAGAAGGTTGTAAATTGCAAAGCCGTCAAACACTTCGCCACCGTATGAGTTAATCCGCACATCAATAGAATCGACTTCACCGAGTGATTGAAATTCTTTTTTAAACTGCTCTGCAGTTATTCCCCACATGCCAATATCAGCATAAATACTGATTTCTGCCTTGCGGTTTTGAGCCTTCATCATGTACCATTTTTTCATTTCTGCTCTTGCTCCTGTTGTTCCGCAGGTTGCGGTGATTGACTTGCGTTTATGCTCACATTCTCAGGGAGTAAATGATAAAGTCCAGAGGCAATCAGGTCAGCCCGTTCCTCTGCAAGCTCTTTTATCTGTGTGCTCAGATTTTTACCTGATCTGGCACACAGTTCCCGAAATGTTATCTGTCCGGTTTTATATGCGAGTATAAGAGCCTGCTGATCACGTAAAGGATCAACCCACTCTTGATAATCCATAGGAAGCCAAAGCGACTGGTTGTAATACCAAGGGTCCTTTTTGTATGCAGAAGGCGTAATGCCGTACTCCGCCAGTCTCCCTGTCATTACCTCCCATTCGACAAACTTTTCCCACTTTGGTTTCCCGTTATAGTCAACGAATTTTTTGAATGCACCTGTAAATGTGCGGTTGTCACCTATCGTATTGGTTCGGGCAGAAGAGAAGTTTGCACCCTGCAAGTCAGTGGTAAATGCTTGATATGAAAAACCCATCCCCATAGCGATATAGCCCATTATCATGTCAACAAGGGGTTTAAATGTATCAGAGATGGGATCAGTTATCGCAATTGGTTCAGGCTTGTCTTTGCCGAGGTAAAGCCCCTGAAATTCGAGGTCAAGATAAGAGCTTCCGGTTCCACTATCAGTTTTTAAAAGCGTTTCAAGTCCGGCCTTGTCTTCTCTGGCGGCTTTTATTCCGAGCTTCGCACCGATGCGGGATTGCTTCATCTTGTCAGCAAACAATTGGTCGTGATCCCACATTGGGCACATAACAGGGTATAGCCATGAGAGGCCTAAATACTGTTCTGTCTCAATTGGGAAAAAGGCAAGTTGCATCCGGTCAACTGAGTACGGATCAGGTTCATTTTGAAGATAAAATCTGACTGGTTCCGCATAGTTATTTATCTCTATCCCGTGAATTATCTTTTTACTGTCAACTGATGTCAGCTTGTTATTGTACTCGAACATTGTGTCTTTTGAGAAGTCAAGGCGTGTAGGATTTAAAA